TTTACGTTTGAAAATTTTGGCAGCACTATTAAAGACTTTGCTGCCGCTATGTTGCAGTTTGGCGGTAATCCACTATTAGCTGCACAGGAATTAGGCCGTAAGAACAAACCGCTATTTTTTCCGGGCGGTGGCATGGGCGCAGCTAAAGAGGAAGCCGCACGTAAAAAGGCTGAGGCAGATGCCGCTAAACGCGCTAAGGAATTGCTAGCTTTAACCAAAAAGCAGGTTAAGGCTCAAGAGCAGTTAAACAAAAAGAAGCGTGAGGATGGAATCCTCGGTGAGATTTCCAAGCGTTTCGATATGGAACGTATCCAGATTGCAGCTGCATTAGGCGGTCAAATCAATGACGTTGAACGCCTACGCCTAGAGCTTATGCAAGCCATTTAGGATGTTAAGCGCGCAATCATCCTAGAAGGCCAGTTAATCAAGGCTGAGGCCGCTGCTCAGGAATTGGCTACGTTGTTGGATAGCCTAGATGAGATGGTAGATGATCCATTTGCCGATTGGCCTGGCACTATTAAGCGCATCCAAGACTTGCTCAAGCAGCTGAACATAAAAATCCCTATTGAAACCTTGTTTGCTGAAAAGGGTTTACGCCTAGATCAAGAGAAAATGACTGTGGCTAAGCTCGAAAGCATGAGCGTAAATGCCAACAACGTTTACATAAACGGACAGGCATCCAGCGGCACGACACAGAATCTAGGCCTAGCACAAGGCTCAGCGTTAAGCGATGAAATTATTGATTTGTTTAAGGCTGGAGATCCTGTTGCTATCGCAGCGGTCGAAAGTAATGCGTTGGCTAATGCCGCACTTGCCGATGCTGAGTTAATGCTAGCCGATGCATTATTGGCAGAATCTATTGCTACCGCGCCTGTAGAAATTAACGTGGTTGTTGAAGGCTCGGTAATTACCATTGACGATTTGGCTGAAACTATTACGGACATACAGTACGACTACCAAAAGACAGGTAAAGGGCTGCTTTATAGCAGCACAGCTATCTAATGACAGCACCTACACTCAGGGTATTTGTAGACTTTGACAGCGATACCGCTTTTGAAGTCAATCCTTTAATTCTAGGTAGTGCGACAAAAGGCATTTTAGGCACTAACCGCTTAGGCTCTGGAACCCTGCCAGTCGAGATTACTGATTTGGTGACTAAGGTAGCCATACGTAGAGGCCGTAACCGCATTACGAGTAAGTTTGAACCCGGCACAGCCACAGTCATTTTGTATGATCAAAACGGCGATTGGAATCCTTTTAACGCCGCCGGTGCCTACTATCCAAACCTTGTGCCTCTCAAGCAAATCATTATCTATGCAACCTATAACGGCGTGGATTACAGCCTATTCTCTGGTTTTATCACGAATTACGACACAGGCTTTAAGCAAGGCAACGAGGATTTAAGCACAGTAACGCTTCGCTGCGTGGATGGCTTCAAGTTACTAGCGGGTAGCGGAATTAGCACAGTTACAGGCGCACCGGCAGGACAGCTGTCAGGTGCTCGCGTAAATGCCCTTCTAGATGCCATAGATTGGCCTGTGAGCCTTCGAAATATCGATACTGGGGATTCCACCTTACAAGCAGATCCCGGCACGTCTAGGAACGCTCTAGAGGCTTTACAGACAGTAGAGAATAGCGAGTTTGGCGGCATATTCTTAGATGCAGACGGCGCAGTTAATTTCGTTAGCCGCAATAACTTGATTTCAAATCCTGCCTTTGCATCCTATACCTTTACCGATACTGGCTCAGATTATGGCTATACCAATGCGGTAGTGGCCTTAGACGATACAACCCTAATCAATGACGTGACTATTACCCGCGCAGGTGGCACAGCACAAAACGCTTTCAGTCAGACCAGCATTGACCAATTCTTTTTACACTCAGGCACACGTGACGGCATATTGGTACAGACCGACACCGAGGCACTTAATCAGGCTAAAGGCATTTTGGCTACACGTAAAGACCCTGAGGTACGCATAGATAGCATCCAACTCAACCTTTACGCAGATCCTAACCCGCTGCTCAATAACGCGCTGCCGGGTGTAGATATTGAGCTACTCGATGGCATAGTCGTAACCAAAACCATGCCCGGATCCACAAGCGTTACACAGCCTAGCTTGGTAAACGCTATCCACCACGATATTACAAAAGCAAGCTGGATGACCACTTTATTCACAAGCGAGCCTTTATTGGCTGGTTTCGTGTTAGATTCAAGCATTTCAGGTATACTAGACCAAGACGTGCTGAGCTACTAAGGAGAAATAAATGGCAGGTGCAGGATATAAGCTGTTTAATACCGGTGACGTATTAACCGCAGCTCAGGTAAACACGTATCTAATGGAACAAACTGTGATGGTGTTCGCCGATGCGGCAGCACGTACCACAGCATTAACCGGCGTAGTGTCCGAGGGTATGCTTTCATACCTTAAATCAACTAAGCAGGTTGAGGTTTATAACGGATCTGCTTGGGTAGCTTCAGATGATCCAAATGCTATTCAGAACTCAATTATTAACGCCAAAGGCGATATTATTGTTGGAAGCGCGAACGATACCCCTGCAATTCTTTCAGCACCAACAGAACAGGGCAGCACACTTGTCGCGGATTCTGCCGCTAGCACAGGACTGCGCTGGCAGAGTGCCTACAACAACAATGCAATTATCAATGGTGCTTTTGATATTTGGCAGCGCGGAACTTCCCTAACTAATTCCTCATCTGAGCAGTATTGCGCCGATAGATGGCTTAACTGGAGCACTGGCGCAGTCGCACACACAATTTCTCGCCAAAGCACAGGTGATACAACCAATTTACCGCAGATTCAGTATTGTGCTCGCGTTCAAAGAGATTCTGGTTCAACATCCACTTCAATACCTGTAATTGAGTATTCGGTGGAAACAGTCGATGCAAGACGTTTTTCTGGTCAGACCATTTCATTTTCATTTTATGCCCGCGCAGGGGCTAATTTCTCAGCAGCATCAAATGGCTTGGCTTTCAATGTTGCTACTGGAACTGGCACCGACCAACGGCTTAAAAATTACACTAATCAAACTCAAGTTATAGCCAATACCGCAACACTTACAACCACTTGGCAAAGATTTACCTACACGGGAACAGTAAGCGCAACGGCAACTGAAATTGGTTGTCAGTTCTATTTCACACCAGTCGGAACTGCTGGGGCTAATGATTACTTTGAAATCACTGGAGTCCAGTTAGAACTTGGGAGCCGAGCCACTACTTTCAAAAGAGCGGGTGGCGGCACAATTCAAGGCGAGTTAGCCGCTTGCCAGAGGTATTACCAGCGTTCTACCCCTGGCTCTAGCAATCAGTTTATTGGCAATCTTGCGACCGCCACATCTACTTCGTTGCTTTTCTTTATGTTTCCAAGTAAAGCAACTATGCGAGTAACACCGACATCAGTAGACTGGTCTAGTATTTCGGCAAGCCCAGATGGTATTAATACTGCGGTATCTATCAGCGCGATTGCTACTTCTGGAAATGGTAAAGACCCAGATTCAATTTGGTTGGGTTGCACCACTTCAGGGGCAACCCAATTTAGACCTTATATGCTTTATGGAACTTCATCCACCAGTTATATCGGCGTAAGCGCGGAGTTATAAAATGGACAAAATAGAAATTATTGATATTCAGGGTGTTGAACACGTCATTATTGACCGAGGCAACGGCGAATATACCTCAATGCCTAAGGCAGTCTGGGATGAACTAGAAGCCGCCAAAGAAAACGGCACAATCGGTTAGTCTTCTATGTCTTTGAAAATGCGATACATAAAACGAACTTCCACCCAGTCATTATGGGTAAAAGCAGTTTTATCGGCTTCGGCAGATATTTTATATATTTGGAAAGATTCCGTAGGTAAAGTATCCGAAAAATCGCTTTTCTCATATTCAATGGCTTTGGCTAAATTAGCAGCGGCTAGGTTTATGTTCATAATCAGACCCTACCACAACGGCACAATCTCGTAGGATATGGCCAAACTGTGCAAAGCAGGGCAACAGCTTCGTGAGCAAATAGACGATGCGTTCCCCGATAGAGATAGAGCTTCGGATGGGTGGCTCGGTGATGCGAAGCATGCAGCTCGTAAGTCCGATCACAATCCTTCTCCTGAAGGCATTGTACGTGCCATCGACATCGATGCTGATCTTAGATCCCACAAATCCGAGGCGTTCGACCTTGCTGATCAGTTACGACTACTTGCCAGATTTGATAAACGAGTTTCTTATTTGATTTTCAACGGAAAAATTGCTAGCTGGCGTGGTAACTATAAGTGGCGGCCTTATAGCGGGATTAACCCGCACAAAACGCACATCCATATCAGCTTTACAAAATTGGGCGATAACGACCGGAGTATGTTCCGGATTCCTCTACTAACAGGAGAGCCTATAAATGGAACAGTTAAAAGCAATCGGCGCAAGCTGGGCAAGATCCTTTCTGGCAGCAGCTCTAGCGACTTATCTAGCGGTGGGTTTGGATTGGAAAACAATCCTGACAAGTGCTGTAAGTGCAAGTGCGCCTGTGCTAATCCGCTGGCTAAATCCTAACGACACAGCGTTTGGTAGACGATGACACCTGCTGATTGGGCAGCTTTTGTTCTGGCGTGTCTTTCGATTGCAGCCATATTAATTGGTGGTTTGCGGTACATTATTCGCCATGAAGTACCAGCGATGCTTCAAGCATCAGACATTGTTCAACGCATTGAAAAGCTTGAGTCTATGTTTTTGGAGTATATAACCAATGAGCGCAAGAAA